GATATTCCCGTAGGTGTATTATGGGATTTGATTAAAGCTGCCGGACCCGCGGCTGCCGGTGCAGCGGGTGACGAAGCCGTTATCGCTTGCAACGGCGGCGGAGCTTATGTTTATGCCGCCGGTGCACTTACAGTTGGGGTTTACGTTATGTATTCATCTGGAACACAAGTTACCACAGCGACTGCCGGAAATTGGGTTATTGGTCAAACGCTTGAACCTGCGGCGGCTGCCGGAGACAGAATTGCTATTCTTGTAAATATTCATCACTGGGGAACATAAACTGATTTAAAGGAGAATTAATAACTTATGCCAGCACCGACTTTTGGAATACAAACACAAGACCCGATATTAACCGGTCATGCCCTTGGAGTAAAAAATGATAATTTAATTGGAGAAAAAGTTTGCCCGATGGTCCCCGTAGGTTTAGCCGGTGATGGTGGAGCTTTATTATCCGGTCAATTCCCGATATTTGATGATAATTTTATTTTTCAAATTGCTTCTGCCAACCGTTCACCGGGCACAAGAGCCAACCAAATTGGACGGCAAATCAGATGGTATCAATTTAATTGCTCGGAAGATTCATTAGAATTTCCAATTACCGATGAAGATAGACGGAGAAATCAAACGGGTGTTGATTTGGATCGATTCGGCACTACTTCAGTTACCGACCAGATTTTATTAAATCATGAAGCGAAAGTGGCCGCTCTCTATTGCGATTCCGGGACATTGACACAATATGAAACTATTTCTGCTGCCAATCAATTTAATAATTATTCCAATGGTAATGCGGACCCCCGCCCTTACGTGGAAGCGGCACGGCAAGTTATTTTAAAAGCGACCGGGTTTGAACCCAACAGCCTTATTATTGCTCAATCCGTTTGGTCTGTTTTGAAATTTCATCCGGCTTTACAAAATATGTTTTTCAATCAAGGCCGTCAACAAGTCAGCGAAGAACAGGCAAAAACTATTTTTGCAATCGAAAATATTTATATCGGTAAATCAGTGGCTACATTCAATAATTACGCACAAGCTACCCAGACTCGGAAATTTATCTGGGGAAATAATATGGTATTAGCCTATATCGATCCGGGTGCAATCGCCAGCCCTGATGGAAAACGACCCACATTAGGTATGACATTCCGTTCCGGTGGAATGGTTGCGGATACCTGGTATGAACAACCGGTGAAAACAACCTTTGTTCGCAGTGGTCAATATTTGGATGTGAAAGTACCACTACCTGCGGCAGGGTATTTATTCCAAAATTGTATTAACGCAGCATTAGTCAATTAAATAAAAGGAGCTAATTTAAAATATGAAAACTTTGAAGATTTTATACCTGATAACTGTGGTTGCCATTCTTTCTGTCGTTTCCTCGTTTGGTTTGACTGTGCCTACACAACCGGACCCGGTAACGGGGTTGGCATATATGAATATGTCTACTTTCAATATTACCCTGTTGAATATTACAACCGGGCAATTTTTGGGGAATTCAACGACCTCAGGGAAAGCTCCCATTGTCAAATATTATGGATTGCGATTATTTACCATCAATGCCGGTTCCTCGGTGACAACGGCAATTAAATATACTCTCTATGATGCAAAAACATATGGAGAAGTAACTATCGCGAGTAGAATTGCTCATATCATCGATAGTTTTACAATTTCATCTGTGAATGTAGATGCGATTAATAATGGAACCAGTGCAGACCCGTTAGCGATTACATTAAGACCTTTTTTGAAAAATTCCAGTGGTAATTTGATTCCTTATTTTCCAGTAGAAGGCGTTTGGATTGTGGTTACAGATGCAAATGGAAATTATAGTTATCAATCCGGACAAGCTCAACTTTGGTATAGACCTTAAATAAATTTAATCCCGGCCGGGGAAATCAAAAGACTCATCCCCTGCGATTCCCCGGTTAATCTTTTTCATGAGGTAATTATGGCAGCAGAAAAAACAAAGAAAACGCTTGAATATTATGCCGATGTCGTTATTAATCATAATAAAAAATTATATCAACCCGGCGAACCATTTCCTATCAATGAAATACCGGAGAAAGACGAACGGGGTGGTAATCCACGCGCACAGTTCATCAAAGATGGATATGTCCGGGTGGTTGACCCTAGCAAAAAGAAAGTTTTGAAGGTCAAGAATAATTTCACCTTTGAAAATATCCTGCAATTAAAAGCAGGGAAAAAGATTGACCCGCTAGATTTTACAAAGGTTGCATTGGAACGATTAGAAAAAAATCCGAATATCGAAATAGTCATTATCGATGAAAGCGAATAAAAGTGAATGGCTTTACCTCCTGTTACTCTGACAAATATTAACGACTCACTACCTAGTGGGTTATTATTGTCATGGGTACAGGATAAAACAGATACTACCGCCTATACCGCTTTTCTAACGGATAACGATACCAATAAAAATACGGCTCCCAATTCCCGTGTCTATGTACAAATCAATAAAGCGATTTCCGAAGTCAAGGGTTATATGATTGACCGGAAAGCGATTGAAGATATCACGTCGTGGACAGGAGCACTTCTGGAATGCTGTATTGATATCGCTATTTGGAATTTAATGTCAAAAAATAATCAGCAGGATGCAGACGGATTGAGATACGCCCGCTACAAAGAAAAAATTATGTATTTGCGGAGAGTTCAAGAAGGGAAAGCGTCGATAACCGACCCGGAAACGGCACCGACCACGGCATCGGCACAAAGTAACAAATCTACATTGCCCCGGATGAATACAACCCGATTAAGTGATTTAGGAAATTCAGGATACAGGACTTGGTAAATGGAATCAATTGCTATTGATATAACTGATTTTACAAATAAGAGTGAATTATTCACCCAGGATTTATTAAAGCGGGGAATTGATTTAACGAAACCTTTTAAAGTTATTGCGACTACCATTATAGTCCCGTCATTCCAACAGAATTTTATGGAGCAAGGCAGACCGGAAAAATGGAAACCGTTGAAACCGGAAACCATTATCGCCCGTTATTATCGCCGGAATAAAGGCAAGGGATTGGTTTCAAAAAAAATGCGGGGCATGAAATCGGTGGGTTCTGCAAGATATAAAGAATCATCCGCAGGGTTTCTTGAAAATGCACAGATATTAATAGATACCGCACAACTTATGCAAAGTTTTGTCCGGTTAAACAGTTCGGATAACGTGAATCGGATTATTAATAAAAATATTCTGGAAATGGGAAGTAAAAAAGTTTACGCTGCGACTCATGATCTGGGAAGTGATAAAAGAAATATCCCCGCACGACCCATTGCCGTTATCCAGGAACAAGATGCCGATGATGCCAACCGGATTATAGCGGATTATTTGATAGGTGAAATCAATGGCTGAACAATTACAACCAGATTTAACCGTTAAAACGATCGCTGACTTTTTACAAACGGTCATCAATTATTATGCCGGGTTTAATTTCATTCAGAAAGTATTTCATTATCAAAAAGCGAAACGAGATGGAGCCGGAAATTTAATTACTTCGATTGGATGGAATGAAATGCCAAGCCTTGAAGTATTCCGGATACGAAGTAATTTTGTGAATAAAGTATTTGATTCTACAGATGATGATTGCAATATCATGATACGGATTCAAATTGCCGAACCGATACCGGAAAATATGAGCAAGAAATTAAATACGCTTTCCAAAGCGATTGCCATTTGGTTGGAACGGGGACATGACCCCAATTATATGAACGATTTGAAAATTCAGAATATTGCGAATTTGGGAAGACATGGTAAAATCATAGCCAATGAAACGTTATATCATACCGAAGAGTCGGAAAATAAAGCCCTGGGTGTTATTACATCCGGTGTGCTCGCACGGGAAACATTATTAACTTACGATGATAGTTATATTCAATCGTTCCTGGAAACCATCGGGTTTGTCTTTAATCCCAATGACCCACACCGTCCATTTAAAGAAGATAATATTACCCCGGACAGTGAACAGGAGCATGGCAGTATCAATGAATTAGAAGAGTCTGTTACATAGGAGAAAATAATTATGCCAGAGGAAAAAGAAAAATCAAAAGTAAAAAAACCGATTTGCGATTTATTAAATATTGCTGATAATCAATTTTCTGTCATTGAGGAAGTCAAGCGGGTTATGTCGAAAAATAACTTACAACCCAAATTAAATGAATTTGTCAAACGGGCACTCCGGGCAAATAATTACGATGAAGTTTTAAAAATCGCCGGGGATTATGTTGAATTAGCAAACGAATAAAAAGGAGAAATCAATGAAAAAATATTTTCTATTATCTATCTGTTTATTACTGGCTGTATCGGTATTATCTCAAAACCTGAATATTTATAATGTCCCGTCCAATATAAGAAAACCCGGGGTTTACATCGATTATAATTTAACCTTGGCAAATCAGGGACTGGTACAAAACCCACAGGTCGTTTTATTGATTGGAATGAAAAGCGATGACGGTGTAGGAACGATTGGAACGCTTTATGAAATATTTGATAGTTATGCAGGGTCATCTGTATTTGGTTCTACTTCCAATATTGCTAGTATGATTAATTCAGCGATTGTAGCGAACCCCTATGTATCCATTTTTGCAATGGCTTTTGATTCCAGCACATCGGCTTATGCGATATCCACGACAATGGTTGTATCGACAACCCGTTTTCAAACGGTATTGGATAATGTATTTCCAAGCCGGTTTAATTTTATTGTTCCCGCTGTTAATTCAACAGATTTTCTTTTATTATTAAAAACACATATTGAAACNGCCGGTAATGCGATTGAGCAACGGGGTCAAGTAGCGGTGTTTGCATTCACAACTTCCGCATCATTTAATTCTACAAATACAATGACTTTGGCTACAACGGCGGCGGCNGCACTCAATAGCGGGCGTATGCTTTCTGTTTGTTATCCNAANCCGGCGGCNCATCATTATAATGTAGCGGCNGCCGTAGCTTCTGTTTTGGCTTCTACTAGCGATCCCGCTTTACCTTTTAACGGAGTTCAATTAACTGGAATTACTCCCGCTCCTGTTGTATCTCGATTATCCCGGACTCAACAGGAATCGTTGATGACAAAAGGTTGCACTCCTATTGAAGTAGGTCAGGGTTCAGCCTCACAAATTGTTAGAACCATAACTACTTTTATGACTCAAAGCGGTGCACCCTCTATTGCTCTGCTTGACGTGAATGTAATTTTAATATTGGATTATACCCGGCTTGCCATACGCACCCGATTGTTACAGCAATTTCCCCGTCAGAAATTTACCGATAGGGCAATTTCGCAAATCCGGTCAGCCATTATTTCTGTTTTAAAAAATGAGGAGCAACTGGAAATTTTACAGGATATCAATGCAAATATTCCCGGACTCATTCTGGAACGCAATATCCAAGACAATACTCGTCTTGATATTGCGATACCAAGTCCCATTGTACCGGGGTTATATATTATCGCCGCCGAATTACGATTAATTCTATAAGGAGAATCATTTATGGCAGACAATGCAGCATCTAATTTAATAATTTCCGTGAGTGCAAAAGACGGAAAGCAAACGACCTTCAGTTATTCGATTGAAAATTTCGATGTTGCTTTTGATAACCCGAAATTATTCAAAAAGAAAGTATTCACGGACCCGGCGGTAAACCCCTCCGGTACAGTGCGGGGTCAATCGATTTCTGAAGCGGGGACGATTACTTTCAAATCCCAAATATTGATACCGACCGATGAATTTAATTTTGAAAATCTGACGCTGGCAAATGCCGGGACCATGCGGGTGGAATATGGCGAAGATGGACAGGTGGTTATATTTCATGATGTGGCGATTGAAAACCGGGGGATATCTGCTATCCCAACAGATACCGCCACCCGGAATATTACCCTTTCATTTTTATATATGACGGATGAAACCGCTTTGTCGCAACCGGCATCTATTCCAACAGGAACTTAATCTTGTGATATGATAATTTCTCATGGCTCAATTCAATCCGGCGAAATTAGGAAGAAATGTTCAAAGAATCGTTAAAATACTAGGGTCTGATTTAGAAGTCGGACTCCAGATTCTTTCCTCCGCGCAACGTTTGCAATGCGATTTTAATACCGAAGAAAAATTTAAAGACCATAAAATAGACTCCTCTGTTGCCCCCGTTCAAATTCAGGATGCTTATGTTATCGAGAATTTCACGCAACAAATATTTCTATTTTCCGTAGACCCGGATTATATTCGAGATGGTGAAACCGGATTACATAAACCTTATTTCAAAACCTTAAATGATGTTCGGATTCTGGATGATAAGCAAATTCTCGATTTAATCCGGCAATATGAGGATTTTAAACAGGAAATCAACGGGGAAAATATCACCGATGAAGATTTGATGGAGCTAAAAAAAAATTTCGACAAGATTATTTTCTCAATTACAAATTTGAACATTCTCAGAAAGCTGGCTATTTCTTTGGAAAACGATTTGAGGATATTACGGAAGGGCAATGGCTTGAATTCCAGGTTAGACAATCCGTAATCAATGAGGAAAAAGAAGCCTTTACCCTGGCTGAATTTATATCCGAATCTCCGAAACAGAAATGGAAACAAAAAATTATGGAATATGAAAATAAAAACAAAACCCGCTCCGAAGCCTATCAATATGCTTTGGAATTAATTCGGAAAAGGAATGATGAATAATGGCAATTGTCCGTGAAGCTATCATAAGAATGACCGGGGATAACTCCAAGTTACTCCGGGCATATAACGAGGCGGGAAGGATAGGAATTCAAGCGGGGCAAACCATGTCCGGGGCTTTCAAGGGTGCAAGCGGGATGTTGGATAAAATCACCGGCAACCTTCAGAACCTGGCACGATTGGGAGGGATTGCCTATACATTCGGAAAATTCAAAAGCGAATTTGATTTTACCGGATTGGCAGATTCTGAAGATACGATGTATAAATTACAATTACGCACATTAGCAACCAAAGAAGAAATGAAAAGTTTAAAGGATAATATTGATGTAGTTGGACAAATTACCGGAAAAACAAATAATGAAGTTTCCGGGATTACTTTAAAAATGGGACAGTTTAACACCAACGTAAAACAGTTAAATGAAAATTTGGTTATCGGTGCCAGATCATCCGCTAAATTCGGGGAAGATTTGGGAATTACAAGCGAAACAGCCAATAAATTATTTTTGACATTCGGATTACGAGGACCGGAATTAGCCAAAGCGATGAATCAGTTGGGCGAATCCGGATTGGGCTTTGAGGGATTTAATGAAATTCAACCGGCTACAATTACAAGATTGGTAGCCGCAGGACAATCTTTTGAATCCATTGTAAAATCTGCATTACTTTTAAAATCTCAGGGATTGGGCGGAGGTAGGGCAATCTCTTTAATTGCACAAACACAATTGGAAGCCATTCAACGAGCCGGAGATATTTTTGGTCCGCCTTCAGAAATGAACCCCCTGGCCCGATTATATAAAATGAAGGGATTAGATATTAATAAACAATCCTTAATTGATATTATTAAAACCGTTGAATCTGCTATTCCCAAAAACGCCAGTCCCGAATTAAGAAATAAAATACTGGAGGAAACGCTGGGTTCCAGCGGTTTATTATTAGCTAATTTATTACGGCGGGATTCTGAAGCCTATAATAAAGCTCTAAAAAGAATGAATGAATCCAGCGATGAATTATCCGGTGGAAATGATAGGTTGACTTTAACGTTTGGAAGATTAAATGCTAATATTGAGGATACTAAAGAATCAATGGCTGGAATTATTATCAATGCCCCTAAAGTTAGGGATTCGCTGGAATTGCTTTCAAAAAGCAAATTAGCTGTAGGGGGTTATCAAATTGGAAAAACAGCGTTGGAGGGTATTGTTGGCTCCGCATTAACCTATCAATTACTCCGGGAAGTATTCGGAAAAACAGGGATAGGAGGAAAGAAAATCGCTGGAGTTCTGGACCTCGGATTGAAAGCGACGGCAACAAAAGTATGGATTGTGGGTAGTGATATTCCTTTGGGCGGGGGCGGAATCGGTGGAGCCGGAAAGACAGTAGCTGAAATAGCGGCAATAAAAACAGTTTTATCAAGCGGTGGTTCCTCTGTATTGACCCCTTCGTTAATTACCGGCGGTACAGTGAGTGCTTTTAGTTTAGCCGGATATGCCAAATATCGAAATATGTATGAAACCGTTCACCCGTCCAATGAAAAAATTCTGGAAAGCCGGGGATATAAATTGAGAAGTATGGAAATGGAACTGGAAAGTAAACGGGATTTATATAAAAATATTCCGACAACAGAATTAAAAAAGCAAATTGATGAATTGACTACCAGCTTAAAATCTATGAACGGGGAAGTCGATAAATTTGAGATGCCGATATTTAATATAGGTTTGCGGGGTATGATGCCTTCTCACCCGACAGGAGCCAGAGACTAATGAAAAAATTCTTATTCACCTTCATCCTGATATTTTCTTTTACATTTTCATTTGCTTTAAAAAATCTCCCCTGGGGAGATTCAACTTCAAAGAATTACCCTGCCTTCATTCCCTCTTATGATACCGTTTACGCCTATGAATATTCCGGGAAAACCGGATATTTCCTGCAAAATGTACCGGTGATATTTCCGGCGACAACGGATTCAATGGGGAAATGGAGAACTTATATTACCGGTGCTTGGGCGGTTTCACCAGATCGGGAAGTATCGGTTTATTCCCAACCGAATTTAGCAGGAACGCATTATGTGATTTATCCCTATTTGGGTTTGGCAACGACTACGACCAATACATTACTTCTGGATTATGCACATGGAGATATTTATTTTGATAAAACCAATGCCAGCAATACTGTTTATTTTACATTCACCGGATTGGGAACGGTTATCCGGCCTGAGACCCATAATGTTTTATTACGGGATGTGGAGGCGATTGCACAGAGAGCAGATACGACTTTTTCAATTGTCACACTGGGAACGGTAGCCGGAATAGATTCTACTAAACTTTCAAAAAATGATTCCCGTGATACTTCAAATACCGAATATATTATGAATAAAGCTGTTTATGCGGACGGGGATATATGGCTTAATTCAAGGTATACCACATGGTCAGCCGTATCTTCGGCTGTTTTAGATGGTTATTTATCTTCCCCTTTCATTGCTAACGATACTCTTTATATAGCAACAGGTTCTTATGGTGGTTCAGATGATACAATTCGTATCAAAGCATTAATATTAAATTCTAATGGACAAATTACCGCCTTATCTCAAGTTTCAACTGGAATATTATCATCCTCTTATGGTCAAAATGCCTTATGGTGGCAATGGGATAATAGGGTTTATATCGCTTCCAGAGGAACAGTTTTTAGATGTTCTACTGGAGACCCTATAACAGGTTCATGGACTGGTCATTTAGTAGATAGCGATAATACAAATGGTTATGTATCAAATATTTATGCAGACGGAAAAACACTATATATTTTAATGAATATTAATTCAAATATTGATACAGGTTTATACTCATCTAAAAACGGAACATCTTGGACTAAATTAACAACATTTTTTGGAACAAGCTATAGTTCTGGTTATGATAGAGCTATGACCAGTAAGTGGGGGACATTATTTTTAATTATTAATGGAGGATTATTTTATTACAAAGATAATCGAATTGGATATATAACAAACAATACCGGGCAATCAATTAGATGTCTATCAAATGGTGACGATGGAATTTATTTATTTGGTGGTATTTATCCAAATATAGGTGCTTTTTTAAAATTTGATGGTAGAAATATATATACATTATCAACTGTTTCTTGGATTCATTTTGTTTCAGGGTATTATTATAATGGCAGAGCTTATGCAGGATGGGATGAGGGGATATCCTCCAGTGGGACTACATTTATTTATTCTTATGATGGTGAAATATCCAAACCTGAGTTAAAAGGTTCAGACTTATCTGCACC